CAAGGGGGGTCAATTCTAGGATTTATAGTTGTTTAAGTCCTGGGCAACTAGGAGCTTTAAGTCTTTTATTTTTGATCCGATCTAGGTTAAAAATTATGAAATGAGTTTTTAAAGTCCATTTGTTGGAGCTCATTTTGTTAGGCTTACTTTTCGAAAATTTATTGTCTTTTGTCCTTTATGTTGTATGATTGTGTTGAATTAATTTATTTACACCGTTGGAAATGTTAGTGTTATCAAGAGTAAGAGTTAAAATAGTAACTACCTTTAAAGATTAAGGTTATAGAACAAACGTTACATTTTATGTCCTTAACTTGTAGATTTGGATAACGGAATAATGAATTAATTAGTCAGACTTAGATACGTTATTACCTTGTGGGGGGTATGCAGTTTTGAAAACTAAGTTAATGACGAGTATTAAGCCCATAGCACTTTTTATAAGTGTTAGCCTATTGAAAGTAATTAGCATATTTATATGTCTCAATCGTCCTGAGTTTACTTTTGGTAGTCGATAAATATACTGCAAAAGAATTATGCCTAATAGTTCTAGCTATGTCCGCCACATTTGTATGAGATGGTATCAATTCGTGTGGATTGGAAGAGATTGGGAGATAGACCTGGTCTATGGTTAGTTTGTATATTTACATTAGGTTGTTTATGCTAACATGTTTTCTAAACCAAATAATCAATATTCAAAATTTATGAAGGAGTTTTTGGATTTACCTGAATTTTTTAAATTTGTTAAATCTAAGTCTCGGGGAGAATTGTATGCCTTATTACCATTTGTTGTAAAAGAGTATAATAAAAATTGGGATAAGACATTGAATAATAATAGTTATATGGATTTACGTAGATTTGTATCTATGTTAAAAGTTTATAATGTGAAGCATGATATACCAAAAATTGATAAATATGAACGTAAACGTAAATTTATTGCGCAAATGTTTGCATCTGTTTCGGGAGCTGCTACTAAAGCTAATGTTGTCGCTGAAAAAGTTGATGGATTAGTTGACAAATTAAATGGTATAGTAGATACAAGTGGTGAAGATATTAAGAAAATCTTTTCAAATTTATCAGCTTTTACCAACTTATTTGTTCCTAGTGACAATTCGTGGTATGAAATTATTATGTACATGGTTAAATTTGCCTCTTTGGCTTTTTTAATGAGTCAAAAACAAAATCAGAGTGTTCAAAATATAGTTGCACTTTTAGTCCTTATTTTACCTACCGGAGTGGGTGACTGCATTATAAGCAGCCTGAATCGAGCAATACAGGGGATATGGACTATGTTTAAGGAAAAAACACAATTTGTTGCCCAGAGCAATGATAGTAATATTATAATATCATTTTTCCAAGTAACTATACAATTGTTTACATCTGTATTTAAAAATATTTCTATGGATATGTTTAAAGATATGCAACTTTCAGTTAATAAATTGAAAATGATTTCAGATTATTTGCGTAGTTCTAGTACTATATTTGAATATATTTTGAAATTATTTGAAAAATGTGTAGAAGTTGCTGGTAATAAAATTTTGAAATATTATGGAAAATTACCTAAAATATTACAGGAAGATAGTTTAAATGATTTGATAGATCGATATGTGCATATTAAAGAGCATCAATTGGATATTAAAGCAAGAAATAATTCTTATAATGCAAAATTAGTTGTAAATTTATATAATGACGCTTTGAAAGCTCAGGCTAAATTAATTAAGACCAGTAAAAAGAATGACTTTGGTCAGTCTAAATTAATTGCATATTTAAATATTATAGTCAGAAATTTAGAATCTACAGTGGTTAAAATTCCTGATCATATAAAAGGAACAAAGAATGCGCGTAGAACGAAACCTTTTTGGATTTACATTTATGGTGAGCCACGTATAGGTAAGACTTCTACATTGCAACCTTATATTATAAATAAAATTGCACATGATTGTGGATTGGTTGATAGTTATCAGGATTATAGTGAATATACTTATTTTCGCAATTGTGGTGATGAATATTGGGAGAAATATTGTGGTCAACCTGTTTTATGGTATAATGATTTATTTCAAGTGTTTACCAATGAACAGAAAGTTAATGTTGGTATAGAAGAATTAACAAATGTGATTGATGATAATTTATATCCGTTAAATATGGCTTTTGAAGAAAAACATGCCGTGTATTTTGATTCTCAATTAGTTATAAGTAATGCACAGGATGATATTTGTGGTAAACAATTTATTTCTAATAAATGTTTATCTGAAGGTTTTCATCTAAATGCACGTCGTAATGTAGTAATTCGCTTACGTTTAAATCCTACGTATCGTATGTATGATAAAACAATTAGTGAAGTTGCTATAAATACTGCACGTGAACAAAAAGTACCTTTTTTAGGAGATTTGTTTCCGCAGGATATGTATTTCATAGATTTTATGGATACAACTAATGGTATGTTACTTAAAACAGCAGGTTTTGAGGAAGCTATGAATATTATTGTTGCGCTGTATAAACGGTATAAAGCTAAGCAGGAAAATTTTAAAGAAAAATTATTTGATCATTTTAAAAATATGTGGGTTGCACAGGGATTAGATGAATGGCAGGATGCTGTTACTAATGCTACACGTAGAACTTGGAGTTGTACATGGTGTGAACAGGCATATGATGAAACATCAATGTTATTGCCTGAAGAAAGACATGAGTTTATGTTAATGTTACAATCGAATTGTCCTCATAAGACTGCTGATGAAGTAAGTCGTTGGAAACAATTTGGTGAAACTGTGAAAGTAAATGTTGTAGCATTTAAAGATGTTGCTTTAAAATTTTTAAAGAATAATGCTAAATATTTAGTTATTGCTGCTTTAGTAACTTTAATACCCTATGCTGTTGATATTATAACCAATTATTTTGGAAAAAATGCTACTGATCCGTTGTGGATGCATCAATCAGCTGAGGCTACGATTAAACGTTCCAATGTGCAAGTTAGACGATTTGTGGCTCAAGAATATAATCAACAGAATAAAGATATTGAAACTAAAGTTAGTAGAAATATGGGTTTAGTATCAATGTATAGATTGTATGAAGGAAATTACCGATATTTTACAACATTGGGTAGTTGTTTAGGAGTTGGAGGCGACGTATTTCTTATGCCTAAACATTTTGTTAGACGTTTTCAGCAATTTCACGAAGCATATAAGGATGATAGTCTTTATATTCAAATTGAATTTACTGAGAAGCAAACCTATAAGATGCCTTTTAACGATTGTAAAGTCCATGAAAGTAATATGTCACATATGGAAGATATAGCCTTTGTACAGATGCCGAAGATGTTTTGTTTATCAAAAATGGATAAATATTTTGTCTCTGTTAGAGATGAACCAAATTTATTTGGTAGTTATTTATTTGGTAAACGGTTGTCGCATACTTTACATTTGATGACTACTAGTAATGTTCATTTATCAACACGTGATTATTTGTTGTCTGAAGTAGAAATACCTTTTATTAGTAAATTTATACCTTCAAAACGTATTGTACTACCAGAAGCTTATGAGTTTAGTGTTGGTGGTGTAGTTGTGGGTGATTGTGGTATGTTGTTAATGAATGTGGATGAAAAGTTAAATTCACGTAAGATAATGGGAATGCATGTTGCAGGTACTTCTGATGGAAGTAATGGATTAGCATCAACATTGTATCGAGAAGATATTTTGGAAGCTTTTGAAGCTTTTGGAACTTTTATTGCGATGGATAATGTTGATTATTTGAGTGAAGATAATATAACTAGTAATTTAAAAATAGCTTTATCACAAACATTTCCAGTGTTAGGTGCACCATTGCCAGTTAATGATAAGAAAGTTAAACTTTCAATACCAATGAAAACTAATATTAATAAATCAGTTTTCTTTGATGTTATGAATAGCGACTTTGGACCTAATAAGTTTAAACCTGCTCAGTTACGCCCATTTAGAAATGGAGATGAAATAATTAGTCCGCTGATGAAAGGTTTGCAAAAAATGGTTAAAACCACTGTGTGTCCTAGTCGGAAAATTATTTTGGCTGTTGTTGATCATATGTATATATCTATTATGGATTGGACCTCTGATTATGTTTCTAATCCGCGATTGCTAACTGATAGTGAGATGGTTAATGGATGTTTTAATTTAAATAAAATTGATATATCAACTAGTCCAGGTTTTCCTTATCAGTTAAAATCTAAGAGTGGAGGAAAACGAGATTGGATTACATATGTTGATGATAAATTGATTTTAAATGAAGAATTAATGATGGATATATCTAAACGTGAACAGGATGCACAGAATAATATTATTACACCAACATATTTTATTGATACTTTGAAGGATGAGACCCGTCCGATTGAAAAAGTAGATGCTGGTAAGACACGTGTATTTCAAGTTGGACCAATGGGTTTATCATTACTGATGAGAAAATATTTTGGTTTTTTCATTATGCATTGTCAAGCAACTTATATTAATGGGGAAATGGCGATTGGAATTAATCCTAATAGTTATGATTGGACTTTACTTATCAAGCGTATGTTGCGTGTTAGTAATAAGTTTATAAATGGTGATTATTCAGATTATGATGCTTCTATGAGTCAACCTATAATGATGGAAGTAGTTGAAGTTATAAATAAATTTTATAAGTTACCGTATGATCATGTGGATAATGTGGTGCGTAGAGTGTTGTTTGCTACTTTTTTAAATAATGTTCATATTGTTGAAGATTGTGTGTTTATGCGTTTACAGGGAAATATGTCCGGCATAGCACTGACAACAATTGTTAATTGTTTATATAATATGTTTTTGTTGAGATATGCATATTATATTTTGGTAGATACAGATTTTACTAGATTTGGATCTTTAATTAGTGCTACTTTTTATGGGGATGATAATTTAGTAGCTGTGCATGATAGTATAATTGATAAATTTAATATGAAAACTTATTTTTGTGTTATGGATAGTTTGAATATAACATATACAACTTCTGATAAACAAGAATTAGTTAAAAATTATTATACTATAAATGAAATTCAATATCTCAAACGAACTTTTAATAAACGTCAGGAAATTTATTATGCACAATTAGATTATGACGTTTTATTGGAAATACCGCGTTGGTCGGAATCGAATCCTAATAACATGATGGACCAGATTAATAGATTCAATTGTGTGTTATATGAATCAGTTAATTATGGATTTGATAAATATAAGTATTTTTTAGGGTATTTCCGTGAATATTGTATGTTAGCAAAGAGTTTTGGATATTCTATATCTATAACAGGATTGTTAACTTATGCTTATATTTTAAGGTCTATGTTTCCACAATTTTTCAACTGTGATCTTACTAAAGAACTTGATCAAGCTCTTGGTATGCTAGATGAAAGTGGCAGTATGATTACTGATTCAATAAATCGATCAAATTTGACGACTGATAATAATAACTCGTCATCTTATAAAATTATTATGGAAACAATGAGTAATGAAACAAAATTAACAAGATCTACACAACAAGTAACACGACAACTTGTTGCGCAGAATTATGAAGAATGTCGTGATAAAATGGATGATATAGATAATGCTATTAATTTTAAGCTTGACTTTGAGCACAAAATGTTTGCAATGTCTAATAAATTTGATCCCACTTCTTTAGAACGTATTGATGAAAACGCTGGAGAAACTGTAAGACGTGAGCAAGTTACAACAACTTTTGATGATACTATTCCACATATAACTGAAGATGGAGAGATACAGTCACCACATGTTGTTGATGCTTTTTTGTCTACGGATTTAGATGTTTTTGTTAAACGTGAGTGGTATATTTCACAATTAGAGTGGACTTCAGATTATGCTAGAGGTGGTTTAGTTGAAGTTGGTGATTATCCTGATGCATTTTTTAACAATTTGCGTAATAAAATTGAAAATATTGCATATTGGGCTCCAGATTTTGAAATTATTTTTAAAGTTAACGGTACACCTATGCATTATGGTCGGATCTTTTTTGTAATAGTTCCTAGTGCTACTATCTTACATGAAGCATATTTGCAGGCTCTAAATTGTACACAAAATAGATTTGCACAGATATCACCAACTGGTAATCAATCTGTTATTCTTAAAGTACCATGGATGCATTATTATGATCGTCAGACAGTTAGTACTACAATTAGGTCTACAGTACCTTGGCGTTTGTATGCGTGGTGTGGAGTACCTTTGACATCTGCTAATTCAGCTACTGTTGCTCCTGTAACAGTTTCTATTTATGGTCGTATTACTAATCCACGTTTTTGTGGTTATACTAATTCTACGACTTTACAAGAGGAGATGGTTGCTCAATCAAATGATTTTAAAGAACAAGACACCTTGTCAAAAAATGAAAATTGTACAGCGCCTATAGGTGAGGTTGGTATTATACCATTGCCTAGTGAAATAGCTCGTAAGGTTTCAGTTTTAGCTGGTGATATGTCACAAGTTGCTGCTGAGGCTGGTTTTGGTGTTCCACCAAATTTAACTGCTACTAAACCTGTACAACAGAGAGGTCAACTACAGTGTAAAGCTGAAGATTTACCCTTATCAATACAATTGGCACCTAGTTTGGCTGCTGGTGTAAGACGTGATGATAAAGATTGTAATGGTATAAAAGATGGTATGATGTTGTCTAAAGTTGCAGGTCGTATGAGCTTATTGGATACTCGTAAAATATCAACGCCTGCTGTGGGTGATAATATTTATACTTTGGATCTATCTCCTACAAATTTGTTAGCTAAAGATTATTCTTTAACACCTGATGTGGGAACATGTTTTCCTTTACCTGCTGCTTATTTAGCTAGATTATGCAGATATTGGAGAGGTAGTTTTAAATTTCATATTTCTTTTGTGTGTTCAGCTTTTCATTCATTGCGTGTTCGTATGAGTTATGCTCCAGGAGTTAGTGATTCAAATACGGCACCGAATGCTGCTTCGTCAGGTTATTTAGTAAATGAAGTTTGGGATGTAAATAATCAAACTGATTATTCATTCACTATACCATTTATATATTGGAGTGAATGGTTAAAAAATACAAGACGTATGGGAACATTGTATATTACTGCCTTGACTAAATTAACTTCGTCACTTGGTACACCACAACCTATTTATATGCAGGTTTGGTGTGGTATGGATACTGATTTTCAATTGGCATCACCTGCTATACAAGCAGTAGACTATAATGTTTATTTTGCTGGACAACAAATAGGAAATCCTGATGTAGCTTCGTGGGTTGGTCAATCTAATGATAGAATTCAATCTGGTAATCCATTATTAAATTATAGAACAATGCAGTTTCCTGCTATGTCGAGTGATGGTTTAACTACTATAGTTTATCCTGTTATTGGAGGTAAAGAGAGTAAACGAAAAGTTTTTCGTGTATGTACTAGTTGGGAGTTTTCTAGTGTGCGTGAGTTTGCTAATATGTTAACTCCAGTTGATAGGGTACAGGTTTTAACGACTGTTGACCCTAAACCTGAAGATAGTGTTGCTGTGTATGGTAGGGGTTTAAATCCTTTTGGTTGGGTTGATAAAGGTCCTAACGATAACATTTGGTTTTGTTATTTGTATCAAATAATGGCTATGTTTAGATATGTAACAGGTGGTGTTCGTTTTTCAGCAATATCAGATGCAGGTTTGTCTGCTCAGTCTTTTCTAAATGTGTCTAATTATGGTTTAACTATATGGTATGACGATAAGACTGATGTCATTTATGGAGATTCAGCATTGACACCCGCAACTGAAGGAATGCATGTTTTTCGTGAACCACGCTTAACACCTCCTGACGTTATAATTCCATATTATGCGCCCACTAAATGTTTGCCAATTAAAATGGGTCCAAAAATTGTGGGTGGTTATATACCAGATACTACGTGTGCTTCTATTGTTTATAGAATTGCAGTACCGCCTAAAACACCAAAAGGTGGTGAAGTTGCGCGTATTACTTTCTTGGCTAGTGCTGGTGATTCTTTACAGTTTGGTTATCAGATGCCAATACCGCGTTGTCGTTTTAAAAAGAAACCGGCTGACCCTGAAGAATAAAAAACTTTATTTGATATTTTAAAGTTATTAAAGAATAAATATCAAACAGGCTGCTATTTGCCTTAATTTCATTATTGAAATTTAAAAAAGACTTTATTTTATGAAATTTTCGTTAAAATGTGTCCACAAATTTAGATCGCTGTGAACTATACATTTTTATTAAAGATCTTAT